CCGGATGGCTCGTAAGCTATGAGCTCTTCACCGAGCATTGCCGCCATAGCGGTGTGCCTCACTTTCCCGGCAACGTTCAGCATTCCGGGTTCCAGCGGGATAAATGAATCACAATCACAGTTGCCTACCTTCCAGATGCCCATCTGCATCGGCATGGCCATAGGCGTTGCCGGGAGTATGGCGTAAGACCTGTCGCAGTCGCCACCCATCACTGGCACGGCATCGTACGTGGCGACCATGTGGTGCGTGGGGATGGAGCTTCCGTACTGGAAATTCACGTTCACTGCGTCCATCTTGAGCAATGTTGCCACGGCACGGTTCAACGCCGCACGGATGTCCATCTCGTGGACTTGGAAGGACGACCTGACGTTACCGCCAGCCATCGCCCGTTGGATAGCCTCGACAAAACTTTTTACCGTCGTCATTCCTCTGTCATTTTATTCTGTCCCATCACCTGTGCGAGCACTTGGTCAGCAGATTTAATGCCAGCCAACTGCAAAGAACGCACCAAGATATTGATGGTCGCCACTTCGTCCCATTCGAGGTCGGTTGACGCACTTGCATTATGTGTTTCGCCCCTGCCGTTCATCGTGTAAACGTAGTTCGGCTTGGCCGGGGTGCGATAATACGATACCTGTCCAGACACGTCCTTTGGCCTAAGCTCCAGCATGTGCCGTTTGTCGTTGGCCGATACCGTCCTGATGCCGCCGAACCGATAGATTGCATCCTTTTTGGATGGCACTATCAAAGAGCTGTCCGTCCTATTCGCCCACTCTTCGTCGTCAAGTTCCTGTACTGGCCTTTCTCGGCGGCTGCCGTTCTGGAAGAACACCGAGATTACGGAACTGATGTGCTCGTAGTTTGCCGGGAGCGTCAAAAACCCATTGTCAACACCATACGGAGCGAGTGTCGCATCGTATGGAGCGGTAAAGAAATCTATCTTCGCCTTGAACGGATTTAGTTCTTCGTTGGTCCTGGATGTTTGGCCAACCACGACTGGCGCTACTGGCCTTCCAGCTTGCTGTTGCTTGTAGTTTCCTAGCAGCATGCCGAAGTATTCCATCTGAGCCACGTTGGCCAATTGGTCTATTTGCTCGTGCGGAAAATAATCGGAACCCGACTTATCGGCAATGAGCTTGAATAGTTGATGGAACTGTGCAATAGTCATGCTTCGTACTTAGATTTATCAGGGAACAAAGATAAGACATGGCTTCGACAATTCCTATCGAAGCTGGCATCTGATACGGAAATTACGCTCTTTCCTGCGCAAAAAGCTGCCCAATCCTTCAGTGGGGCGTTCGCTTTCACATCATCGGCGAGTTCGCCTTCAATTCCGAGCGTGTTGCAGTACATGCTTCGGATGGTCGGGCCGAGCGGAACGTCCCAGTCTTGGGCCTCTATGATTTCTTTCAGTTTGTCCTTATCGTACAGAATCGGCCAGTGGCCATCAAAGTGCTTGGTCGGTAGGTTGTGCTTTTCAAGGACGGTGACGGTAGCAAGTAGATGCCCGTAGAATATACCCGACCCAAGACACTCCATAGCGTCCCTGATTTCCCCCCTGTGATAGTATGGAAAGTCCCTGATTGGCTGGAGGATGTAGTAGTCGTCGTTGAGAAGGAGAAAGGTGTCTGGAGTGCCTGGATGATTGCACAACTCAAGTAGGTTCTCCTTGATGCCCCACGCATCATCGTTCTCTTTTTTGCCGGGAATATTCGGAATGAACTCCACTTTGTCGGACAGAAATCCCGGGTCGTGGCCACAAACGATGACACGTTCCGGTTGGAGATGTTTCTCCACCGAGCGCAATGACAGCCTTAGCTCTAGGTTGTCGTGCAGGCTGCCGTCACCAAGGATGTAGGCTACTGTCACTTCTTTGTTATTATAACCGAATTAGGAATGAAGTTCACGCTTGATACGCCATACTTCACTTCCGCTCCGTTGTATTTTGAGTTCAGTTCGTTCAACAAATCCCGGCAGAAATTGATTATACTTGGGTGGTTTTTGTCGTTCAGGTCTTTTGTGCCGCCAAATCCGTAATCTGGATACCAAGAGCCTTCGATGTCCTCTATGATGTATGTCCCGCCGCTTTTGAGCAATGGGAATACGATTTCAAAAGTCTTGATTGTAAGGTCATTAATGTGGCTCATGTCGTCAATGAAGATGTCGGGAGCCCCTGTTTCGCCGAGAATTTTTAGCCAAAACGCTTCGTCGTCCTGAGCGCCCTGCCTTACATGGACGCCGGTGATGTTCAACTGGTGCTTGTAGTGGATGTCCGTAACGACGATGTTCGCCTTTGGAAAGAACTCCCGCCACATCCTTGTATCCCCTCCACCCCTGTCTGGGAACTCGTAGCCGCCGAAGCCGCCGTTCCAGAGGACAATTTTTTGGTTGAGGTAGCGGGCAAGGTGAAACTCGTACTGATGGCAGTAGTTGTGCCATTTCGATGACTTGTCGGTGCCGTACTTGATTGCTAGCGAGTCGAGGGTCATAGCTTTTTGAATACTAGTAGCGTATTTTTGAACCATTGGCATGAAAAATCTTCAATCACACTTCGGGCCTCCCTCGTTGGCCCCCAAAGGAATTTGAACCCCCTATCCTGCATGATTCCAATTACTTCATAATTGTCAAGACAATTGACGTGTGAAAATCCATCTTGGCCACGTATGGCCCAAGAAAGCACAAGTTTATCAGTGCAGCACTCCGTAATATTGTCCAGTAACTTATCCATAAGTATGCCAGGAATATGTTCTCCAAGTTCCGTACAATAGATGTTGCCCCTGTATTTTGCAGGAAGCGGATGAGTCAAGTCATGCACAACAACTTCAGTCTCAAACAATTCCTCCAAATCCTCCCCCTCAATAGCTGTCACGTTTTGGAATCCGACATCCCTAAAATACTTCGAGTACGTTCCTAGGCCACAACCGAAATCTAGTAGTGGATAGTCTTTTGACAAATAGCCAGCAACCCATTCGGCAAGACGATGGCTAAAACAATGCTGCCCAGCCACCTCGCTCTTAGCCCACACTCCCGTTTCTTTTGGCATAACAATATCTGTTTAATCGTTTTATTGGCGTCAAGACCGCCATTTCTGGTGGCCATCCACTTTTTATTCGGCGACTGACCATTCCCACATTAAGTCCCATTTTCAATTCCCACTCACTCATAGTCATTTTAATGCCATCTATTTCTATGAACCTGCTTGTTCTCTTATTATTAGATTGTTCAGATTTGGTAGCCCACCTACAATTACTAGGTTCATAATCTCCGTCATTATTTATGCGATCAATTGATGTTCCGACAGGTCTAGGCCCCATGTCGTTAATAAAATTAGCGTAACTATCCCACCTATCGCAAACATTTATCCCTCTGCCTCCATAACCATGGTAAGATGTGTCATTAGGATTTCTACACCGTTGTCGCATGGATGTCCAAATTTTGTAGGTTTTTTCAACAATTCCCTTTCTGTCATGACCATGAATTGTGTTTACTGACTTTTTTGATTCAGAAGCTAAGCACCCGCAAGAAGAAGTGTTTTTGCTCACTAAATCACCCCTACCTACGCTAATTATATTCCCACAATCACACTTGCAAAACCAGCAGTATTGGCTTGGATAATTCTTTCGATGGCCAGAAATTCCTAATGGAGTTAGTCTACCAAATTTAACTCCAGTAATATCTACAAATCTTTTGCTTTTTGATTTTTCAATAAAAACCAAATCTTCCTCTGAATAAAACTGTACCTTTGCCATGCTTTAAGTTTTATAAATCCTTCTTTGGTTGCCTGAATAACTACCATTGAAGGATTTTTTGTTTACGCAAATGTATGGACTATTTTGCCCATTCCCAACTATCCACGAAATTTCTCAGCCCATCAGCATCGAAAGAATTTATCTTTATCCAAGCCTCTTTGTTGTTTTCGTGGTACTGGTGCCTATTACTACTGTTCGGCCCGATAAAATGGTCGATGTGCAGTAGCACTCCAACTATTCTTTTTACCTTGTAACCTAATTTATTCCACCTAAACACTCTCTCTACATCCTCACAGCCATAGTTCTTAAAGTTCTCATTCTCGCCACCGGCCTCGAAGAACTTCTCTTTGTTCACGAACACGCAGCCACCAACAGATGTTGCGTCACCAGGGCGTCCTCCGTTAAAATCCCTGCCAGCTATTACGCCAGCGTCAAGGTGCCGCTCTAAGGTCTTGAACCAAGGATTTCTTGGCAGTCTCAAAAACCTGCCATCGTATGGGAATACAAAATCCGCCTCGCCGCTCCTTATTGCTTCCACGCTCAAGATGATTTGCATGGGCGGTATTACGCAATCACAATCGAAATTGACCACGATTTCTGTGTCCGCCATCCTCGCCATGAGGTTCAGCATCTTCGTGCGCCAGAAAAACTTCATGTCAATTTTTTCGTAGCGGCACCATTGGCGGAAGTATGCGAACTTCTCGCCGCCCTGCTCTCCGACGATCACGTTCGTGTCGAAGTCACGTTGAATCATGCAAACCGATAGGTCGATATTTTCCTTACGGTCGTTGTGGTCTTTGTAAACAGGGATGGTGAACGTTACGTCGGTCAAGTCGAACTTCTTCCCTTTATGGTTAAATTCAACCCAATGTGTCGGATAGTGGTCTTTCATGTCGCACTTCTCCTTGAGTTTTCCGGCCAAATAATGAGCTGGCCGAATGACTTTTGACCCTTCTTTCTCTCCGAGTATGGCACCCCATTCACTGAACGTACTGTTAGCGATGATAAAGTGGTCAGCCATTGACATGAGGCAAAGCTGCTCTACTGCCGTTTCTGAGAAGAAGTAGTTCTTGTCGTCGAAGTCTGTCGCAAAATAAGCATTGGAGAGGCACCCGAAATGCAGCTTCGCCCAGTCAATGCTGTCAGAAAGGAATATTAGATTGTAATCCTTCCAGTCTTCAAAATGAGTGTACAGCGAGAGGATATAGTACATTGCAGGCAATACCTCGTACCCAGGGTTCCCGACGTAATCTCCGACCCTACATGAGATTGCGATTGTCTTTTTCTTGAAGACTTCGGAGTATTTTATCCTGACGTGCTTTTTGAAATCGTCATCGAACTCGAAAGCCTCCACCACATCATCCTTACAGTGCTCCCAATACCGAGGCGATTGGAAGTATCCAAGGAAGTCCATATCCTTCGACCAGTCCAGTGAATCATAATATTCTGGAGTGTAGTGAAATTCTTTTTCCGCCACTTGCGCTCCTATTGGGCAGCCATTGCCAGGCACTTTCTTGAAATACTTGGCATAATGCCAATCAGGCATGTTCAGTAGAACTCCGTATTTCTTGGAAAACCCAATCATAGCGGCGATGTTCCACATCTGGTTCCCCATTCTTCCGTGGGAATTTATTTTGGAAAAAGTTATCATCTAATCCTTGGTGGTTTATTTAATGCGTCACCCATATCCCAACCACTTTTTATCCTGCCCCTCAAAACGGTGTACCTCAAACTATACTCTTCAGCCCATTGGGCAATGCTTTTAGTCTTGCCATCAAATGTCACAAGACGATTGCTCTTTCTATTATTGGCCTGCTCCTTTGGCGTCGCCCACCTGCAATTATCTTTAAAATACCCCTTGCTGTTCTCTTTCCTTTCAAGCGTCAATCCATCTGGCCGCTCGCCCATGTCTTTTAGGAAATTCTCAAAGCTATGGTTCCAGCTATCACAAACCTTAATACCTACTGCGCCATATCTATAATAATTCATATTGTTGGGATTGTTGCACCTAGACTTCATACCAAGCCAGACTCTATAAGTCGTAGTTACACTCCCTCTTACAGCGCAATCGTGCTTTGAATTTCTTTGCGTCGTACACAATTTACTGTAACATCCACAAGAAGTTATAAGACCTGCCCTTATTGATGAACTCCTGACTTTAACTATATTGAGACACGAGCACTTGCAATACCAGTACGCATCACTAGAATGGCCAGCAAAGCCGAGTACACTTAGTTTTCCAAAAGACATGTCGTCCAAATCTACAAACTTCTTTCTATTGGGCTTTGATTCAAAAACCAATTCCGACTCTGTATAAAATTTCTTTTTTCTTGAAAATTCTTGATTTTCCATAAAATACAAATCGCTCTGTCCGGGGATTTTGGGGTTGCATAGTTCTAAATTCATTAAAACTCCCAAGCACCTCGGACAGAGCGACGAATGAATTATTCAAAAACTATGCAGTACAAATGTACGGCAAGCATTTCAATAATGCAAATCTTTTCACGCCTTAGCTGTTTTTTCGGCACGAAGAACAAATGTCCCGAAGTGGGTCCCCCAAGCCGATACCAGCCATAGCCCGGCCTCCTGCCAGCTTGTTCCGCCATTGAAATGCGAGACGATTACCGACACGGCTGTGGCGAGTATGCCCAGCGAAATAGTGACAGCAGATTTGTTGAACTTCGTTTCGACCCATTCCTGAACACCCTTCACCTTATAGAGCATATTGTTCAGTGCGTAGGTCAGCAAGCCTAGCAAGGTGCCGAGCAATAAGCTCATATCCTCCTTGGATGCCACTGGTTTCGTCACCACCGTTTTTGTTTCGGTGAACTTCGCCTGCAAGCTGTCAATGAAGGCATTGCGAATAATGTCGGCAGAATCCTCCGACAACGTGATTTTGATTGCCTCGATGTCAGCGATTATCGCCTTGTCGGTAGCTGCCAAGTCACGGGTGGATGGCCCACCGGCGAAAGATTGAAGTGAGATTGCGCATAGCGCAAGAAATAAGATTGTTTTTTTCATTTTTGATGCTGTTTAGTTTCTTGTAAATTCTTTTTGAAAAGGTTTGACGGATGCTTTTCCTATAATTCCGCGTCTGTGCGCTGCCTTTCGTTGGACGATGCGGTGTAAGCCATTTTCCACGCCGCGCACTCGGAGGGGGGGCTTACTTGCATGTACTTGTAACGTTCTCCCATCTTGGATTTCAGAGCTTCGAGCTGGCGTTTGTAGTGTTCCGATATGCCTACCGGGTCGCTTCCACGAAACTGGACAAACTCGATTTGCATCGGCGGGCCGGTTTCTTCCTCGTAAAAGAAGACTGTGACAAAGAACTCTTGTGTTAGTGCCAATTGCTAAGTTTGCTTTTATTGAACAATGTAACTACCAGATGCCGACACAATGACCCTGTTGGACGGATAAGTTCCGCCCTGTTTGTCAACTGTGTAGGAAATGGATATTTTGTTGGTTGTGGGATCTGCGTAAAGGATACACCTTTCTACTTTCAGCGCCGCCCCTCCATACACACCTCCTGCATTTATGGTGGCTGTTCCGCCAACATCAACTTTTTCGTCCGTAAAATCTGATGCGTAAGGAGGCGATACGGAGACCACATTCGATGTTGTATCCGAGTTCAATGCCACTTCAAATTTAACCGTAAAGTTGACGATAGGCCCAACACGCTGGAAAAAGCCGTAGGCCAACGAATTGGTAAGGGTATCGGTTCTCGATGAATTGGCAATAGAGGCATTTGCGCTCCAAGCATCGCCATTGAGGGTGGGAATGTCTGTTAACTGAATAGCCGACGAAACAAAGTTTGTCCCATTGCCACGAAGGTAATTTCCAGATGCTGCAGATCCATTTAGCCGATACCCAACGTTAGCATCTACGATTCCTGTTAACGTTGTATCGCTAATTGAGCCAACTTTTAACCCACCCAAGATTGACATTCCACCAGAATATCCATAAAATTTCAACTTCTGCGTGTAGCTGGCAGTATTGCCTGCCGTTCCTAGCGGGGCAGTTGAATAGCCAAAACCCCTGTTCCCAGAGTGCGATAAATTAAAAAATGCACCTGGCCCATTTTTTATATATTTCCAATTAGCCCCATCAAAATAAGTATTATTTGTAAGGTACAATATCTCAGATATAGATTCAATACCTACGTTGTCTATTTGTAAATCCGCAACAGGATTGCTACTTGTTGATAACCCAACCTTTCCTGAAATAGCTTTTATGTTGCTGTCTGATACACTTTCAGAAGTAGCTGCGACAGGAACATTCCCAGGAGTTAGATTATTAATTACACCTCCATTCACCCTTAGATCGTTATAATATCCTTCAACCTCACCAGTGAAATAGGTATTACCTGTAAGATTTGCAGGATTTCGAGAAGATATTACCCAATCCACATGTGCTATACCAGAATACGTCCCAGATCCAGTAACGGCGACACTAGAAGTAATCAGCATTTTTGCAATGGATGAATCCAATTGCATATCAGAAAGATCTGCCCAATAATCATCGGTGGATATATTTAATACATCATTGTCTAATTGAATAGTGGACGGACGCGCAAAATTACCAGGTCCATCTACTTGAGCATAGACATGTATTTTCGATATTTTAGGGATGTTGATATTTGCTAAAATTGATTCAACATAATTTTGATACCCGGCCTTGTTAGGATGTATGTTGTCGGAGAAATAACTAGGCTTGACGTGTTTGTCGTCATTATGAGCTGGATCTTGCGACCAAGCATTATAATCAGAGATTACTGCTCCAAACAGCGGCAAAGTTGCTGCCATCCAGGAATTAATAGCCCTAAGCGTGTCCACTTGCGCAGTTGTCCATGAGGTGTTTGCGCCAATTGTTTGGAAAATAGCCAAAATATTATTTGATTGGCAGCTTTGTGCCATCGCCAAAAGATTAGCCCTTGTACTGGAAGTAGCGCCCGCAGCCACATCATTTGCGCCGCACCCAACCAAAACTATATAAGGTTTCCTATTTTTCGGAAGTGTCAAATTTCCCCTTCCATCCCCAATGGCAACACTATCCGCTAAAACATCCCGATCCCACCTTGACCAAACCTGACTAGATGTCTGCCCACCGATTCCGTGGTTGTACCACCGGTATCCTGTTAACTCTTTGAGGTGGTAACTAATTTGACCAACCGAATCAGGATAATACGGCGAGTAAGAAGATGCGTTCGGATGCAGCCTTCCATGCAAACCTGGGTGACCTTCCACAATAGAGTTTCCAATCACGACGCCATACGGAGCCGTTATTTTTACCCAAGCCCCGACGCCAGAACTTACTGACGGAGTAATCCAACCGCCATACGGAGACACGCTCAATATTTTAGTCTGCGTACTGTCTATATTCAAATAACTATAATCGGAAGTTAAACTTCCAGATTGAGATAACCCCTTTGAGTATAAAGTGTCACTGATGAACCCAAATCCTGAATTATTACTAATTGATCCACCACCAACACCAAACATAACCCATGCGCCATTGTTGTTAACGTACATAGTATCAGTACCAACGGTGTCGATGGCAACAGGATATGTAGCCAACCCTGTTGGTGCAGCCGGAACAGTGAGCAATTCAAAAATAGCCCCTGTTTTTGTGGTGCCGTCAGCCATCGAGAGGGTCAAAATCCTAGTGGTGGGATTGTACCCAATCGTACTCAAATTCTTTGCATGGATGGTATCCTTTAAGGAGGCATTCAGGTCACCCCACAAAAGCGTGCCGTCCTGAACTTTCAAAGACGTAATCGAACTGGTGTCAACACGCCAATCATTTATTGAATTCACCACATCAATATCACCCTTGTCCCCGGTGGAAACGCCGACTACCGACCAGGTCGATCCCGCCCCGGAGAAATCAGGGTTCGTACTCTTAGTGATGGCCCGATACAGCGTGTTGTCAGTAGTATTGGTATAAATCTGACCTGCGTACCAGGCTATCGTGGTTCCATCAACCGGGGCACCAGATCCAGTGATAGTCCTATCTGCCAACCTGTTCACATACACCAGTTCTCCGTCACCTTCTATCCCAGTGCCAAACCCTATGTGGTCTGAATTAAGGTCAGGAGCAAACGGCGAACTTCCATTACCAAAGTAGTAATTGTCGGCGTGAAACCTGATATTTGCGACACTGTCGAAAGTAAGGCTGTTATGATTCATTGGGACCAGCCTGTTTCCGGTGGCGAGCGAAAGGTTTCCGGTGGTTATGTTGGATGTGATTCCAGTGTTGGCGTAAGCTATCCCGGTGAATATCGTATCGGTTCCGGTGACTACGAAAATAGAATCGCCCACTTGGTACGAATCGGATATTCCGTTTGCGGCGCTTGGGCCGACATAAAACTCGGTTCCATCGTTCAGCACGACGAACATGGAGTCTGAACGATTGATGGTCGTGTCAACGTCCGCATCTTCAAAATGCTGCGTGTTGTAATTTGCTATGTATGATTCTATTTCCTGGCTGACATTTGGCACATCGAGCAATGCGCCTTTTTCAGTCGGCCTGAATATGGCCATCGTGCCCCCTGTCGGGAATGGCCCGCCCGATGTTCCGTTTATTAGTGTCACGTTCAGTGTGAGTGGCGAATTGCCCGTGACGCCAGTAATGCGGTATAGTTTGCGCCTATGATTCCCTGTGAACACTTGCCTGACCAGCAGGATGTCGCCGGTATCAACATTTTGTGGCAAAAAACCCACCGTTGAATTGAATGTACCTACGACCGTAGGGGATGGGTCGCTCCCTGTCGCCGAAGTGACCGAAAACGTCCCGACCAGCTCATTGCTCTGTGCTTTGAGCAAGGCTCCCCACAGCACCAAAAAAAACAACAAATATTTCTTCATATTAAGGCATTTCAAAGGTTACGGCCCACCCATTTGGATAGGTAGCGCCTATTCCGGCGAAAACTATCGAAATGGTGCCGCTGGAAATATCCACGATACGCTTCTGCACATAGCCCTCGTCGAGCACCCAAGGGCTGGATGCCGATGGGCTGGAGTCCGGTGCCGACCAGACCTGCACACCAGCAAGGAGTGCCGTGGCATACCCGACATTGGCAGGGGATTCGGTTCCTGGTATTGGTAGTACCAATTTGAAGCTGTTCGTGGCCCCGTTGGATGTATGGCCAGCGGTTGCGCTGTCGCCCCTGACCGTACCTCCGAATATCCTGCTGCCAGCGAGATTCTGCGTGAAAGACCCAACACCGGAAGCTACCGCAAACGTCCACTGGTCGTCATCATCCGTTGCGTCAGAAGATATTAAGCAGTCGTTGCCTGCACTGTACCATCCCCTGTTCGTTGCCGTTCCGCCACCTGTCCCAGAATCCGAGCACAGGCAGAAGTCGTACGCCGAGATTGCTGTATCGGTAATGGTTTCGTCGTAGCAGCCCCAGCGCTTCAAGATGGTCAATATCCCATCCTGGCAGTCGGTGCCGTTAAGCATGTCGGCAAGTTGAGTGGTGTTACCGGCCTGTCCGCCAAGTACGAAGTTGAACAGCAGTGATGAAGCGTAGATGTAATCTGCCTTCATGCGTTCATAGTTTGCATCCTTGCAGCATTCCTTGGCCTTCATCTTCCCAAAAAGGCAGCCCATCAGGGCATAGATTTCCTCCAACATAGGTGGTGATTTTATTGTTTTAGTCCCACTCACCACCTCTTTGGTGTTGAGCACAACATAGCCGTTGTCCATTGCTGACGTTACGTTCACGTCGAGCGACCATTCATAGTCGCCAGTGAAGTACCCGCCATCATATAGCGTCAAGAAGGATAGTGAGGCCAGCGACCATTCGTGTGTCCCGTTCCTCGCCGTCCAGAGCCTATCAAGTGGGGCGGCGTTCAAGAAGTTCGGCCTAGCATAAGCCGTTGTGTCCGTCAGCCCGAAACTTGGCGTGAAGACGTCCCATGATTCTCCTACCGTTACTGGCAGGTCTTCGTAGGACAAATCGAACGTGACCGTCTCGGTAGTCTGCAATACCGTTCCACCGACATTGTAGCGTTCCACTAGCACGGTATAAGTGCCCTGCATTATCTTGCCGAACAAGTCGGTGCGGGCAGGTATGGACAACATCCAGTCCGATGACGCCTTCAACGACCTTCCGAGGTCACGGGGCATCTCATCGGGATATGTGACAACCACCCTGACCTCCCCTGATTCGAGGAGGTCAGTAAAGGTTGTGGTCATGTCGCGTTCGTCGAATGTTATCCTTACGTCCATTATTTCGATGGATTATTGTATTCGTGCAGGTCGCTTAGAAGCTGTTCAGCAAGTGCAGGCTCGGAATTCGCCGCCTGAACGAGCTTGCTCATCTTCACTGGTGGCTTGTCGGTCTGCGATACCTTTGCTTCGTAGTGGAGCCCAGATGTTACGTTCTTGAGCTTTTTCACACTTTGGTCCCAGACGATGATGCCCACCTCGAACATCTCTTGGATGTCCGGCAGTTGTGTATTGCCGATGAGGGCTTCCTTGGCCTCGAACAGTTTCAGTTTCCCGGCCTCCGTGGCCATGATGCGGATGTCGTCGTCGCTCTTAGCATCGAACTTCAGTCCACGCTCGGTCAACAGTGATTTCAATGTGTCGATTGGCGTCTCCAAGGCGAAGTTGATAGCCATAGCATCGGTGCGGGCCTTGTCGAGTGCGTTCTTCTGTTTTTGTCCAGGTGCTTCACGGCGATAGGTGCTGCCACCGTTCGCTTCGTTCTCAGGGTGTAGTGAAAGGAACTCGAACAAGCGGATGTCCTTTGGGCTTGAGCCCTTGCACACGATAGTTCCTTTCTGGCCGGTCTCGAAGATTGCGTCACCGAACTTAGGGCGCTTCCCCTCTGGGGCGTCCTCGATTACGTGGGCGATTTCCACTGGTCCGTCGTCGGTCATAATGGTGGCGACGGGGGCGATGGAATAGGTCGGATAGATTGGCACTCCGCCCAGCCCTACCGAATTGTGGACGCAAACGAACACTGCCACTTCGTCCTTTGCGAGCTTCGGTATCATGCTCTCTGGGACTTTGTTGTACTGTTTTGTAGTAATCATTTTGAATTGGTGCTGTTGAAAAAAAAGAAGTAGGGTGTACCATAGCACACCCTACTGTGTTGTCTAGCTTCCGCTGGACTGAAGAATCAGCCTAGAGCAATGTGGTGCGTTCAAGCACTCCAAGCCCTGGATTGTGTGGCAGTTCACTGCAAGTTCCCGCACATCGCTGGTCGGGCTCTCTGCAAGGTTGCCGAGCTTCGTGGTACGGTAGATACCGTTGCTGGAGCTGTTTGCCCCGTTGCCGCCCGGTACGCTCATGTAGCGGACACGGATGCCTGGTGCCGAGCCTCCACCCACGAGTGGCACGTTTGCAGTTGGCAGGATGAACACGAAGTTTTGATACCCCGCGCTGCCCGTGAAGTTCGTGATTGCTTGCTCGTCGAATGCGGCCAGTTCCATGACCTTAAATTTCATGCCGTTGTATTTCCAACCCTCGATACCGATGGTCGTGTCGTCGCCGGTCATCCAACGTGCGCTGTCGGATACACCGCCTGCGCCGCCTGGGAGGTTGAACCAATACTGGCTGTTCTGGATGGCCATTTCGGCACCACCCAACATCAGGAACTCCATAGGGGTGCGCTTCTTTGCGTACTGGCGCTTCAGGTTGTTCAATACCGTCTCGCCGATGATCACGCCGTTGAAGGTCTGGCCTTCTGCGGCGATGTGGCTGTTGAGGCCACGGGTGGTGGAGATTGGACGGCCAGAAGAGTCAACGTGCGTAGGCGATGCACTGGTGAAGTTGTCGCCGGTGCCCTCACCGAACAGGAACTGGTTGGAGATGTTCTTCTCCATTGTCAAAAGGCCGTTGGCTTCGTCGAAGTACAGGTAGCTGTCAGGGCTCACTTCGAGCTTGGCAGCGTTCTGGATGTCCGTGATTTTCGCAATGACTTCCGCAAACTCCTGAACGTTGTTCATTCGCTTGGTAGGAAAGTGCTTGCGGTGCTCGATGAACGTACCACCTTCCGAGTTGGTGCTGCCCGTCACGCTCAGGACTTGGCCGTTGGCAAGTTCCATTGCCGACCCCGTGATTGACTTGAGGCGGATAAGGTCGCCAGAGGCATCAGCGGTCTTGGATACCACACGGGCCGTCCGGCGGTTTGCGCCAGGGATTTGCACGATTTCGTTCTCGCGGAAGAAGCTCGCACCGTCCGCCGTAGAAACACGGATGGTGATGTCGGTGTTCGCCGTGTGAACGGTGACCGATGGGTTCGTGATCGTCTCCGTGCTGAAAAGCTCGGTGTTCACGAAGTTGTGATAATTCGGCTGGGTGGTAATCTCGTACCGCCCCATGATGTTCATCATCCGAGCGAAACTTGCTTTTTCGTTGGTGATGTCGATGATTTGTTTGAAGATTTCCCGGTTGTCGAGAAAGTCCACAGCGCTTACGTTACGCTTGGTAACATTTCCAAATGTGCTCATTTAGATTTTTCGTTTTGTCAGGATACGCTGCTTACATGAATTTCACCTTGAACCCTCCGTTCCCGTTGTTCACGGGCTTCGGGTCGTCGCTTGATGGGTTCTTGGTTTCGGCTATCCATTTCAGCCTTTCGGCTGCCACGGCATCTGCCACCGATTTCCGGTAGAATTCTTCCGGCCCCATCTCCGCTATTGCGGCTACTTGGTAAAATTTCCCGTAATCTACGCTTCCATCTTGTTTGATGAATTTTTGCAGAAAACTGTTGGTGTCGAGTGCTTGGGAAACAAGTGATTCTGGGTCAATTGGCACTTGGAATTCCCCAACCTTCACGGCCTTCTGTTCCAGTAGGCTCCGTGTTGATGCGTCGTTCCTTGTCTGGGCAGCGTATGCGTCGATGGCAGCCTTGTCGATTTCCGGTGCAGTAGCAGCTTGCTGCTGCCTTTCCGGTATCTTGAACGACTGCTGTTCCTTCGCCAGCTTCTCCCGTAGGTTGTTGGCGTTCCATGTCAGGCTTTCTTGGAAGTCTTGATACTCCAGCGTCCCAGGTTCCAAATCTTCCACCCAACCCATTTGTGCCAACCTTGCCTTATATGCCCTTTCTACCACCGATTTCGGAGCATCCTTTCCGAGTTCACGCCGAACGTTGTATTCCACAACCTGCTCTGGCGTCATCTTGGTAAAATCCACCGAGATTGCGTCGATGTACTGCTCCGCTACGGTGCGGCCCCCGTTCTTGTACGCCTTGATGAAGTTCTTCAAGAAATCGTCGTCAGGGAAGAATTCCTCGTCCTCTACCGACAGCTTCTTCAGCCGTTCCACTTGGGACAACTGGTTCCTGATTTCATCTTCCGGCGCTCCAAGCCTCTCGCTTATCAGCTTTCCTATATCCACCGGCTCTGGTGCCGGGGGTGTTGCGATTATTGGTGCGGCCTCAGCGGGTGGCTGTGGGCCTGCTGGTGGATTATCCACTGCTGCGGGCCCTGGCGTAGGTGGGTTTTGAGGGAAATCCTCGTCCTTCCACAATTTGTACACGGTCCCGCTTTCTTCTTCGCTTGCTGTCATTTTATATTGTTTTTGATGCTGCTGCAAATTTATGAGTAATTACCGAAACTTCCAAATGTATCGTACTTTTAGTAAAAATTGAAACTTATGAACAAAAAAATCAGGTAGCTTCGGCTATTTCCTGTTGTTTTGATGATACTTCGAGCGCCTTGTTGGAAGTGGATGCGCCAGCGTTTATCCTAGCGACTTCTTTTGCTGCCTCTGCTTGGATGGTGGCAACTTCTATCTTCACCTTGCCTTCCATGTCCGCCGTGTTCTGCTTCTCTTTTTCGACGGCAATGCCGGACTGCGACTGTACTTCTGCGTTCTGCTGCTGGAGCATCAAAGACTCCTGTATCTTCTCGGCCTTCCTACGGCGCAAACGCCATGCCAATATGCGCTCCGCCTCCCTCATGTCGTCTGTGTTCCTGATGAGCACCAAGTCCTCGAAGGTGATGAGATCGTTACCGGCCAAAGCCTTGGCATCCTCCACGAACCTCAGTCTTTCCTCGTCGCTCGGCAGCTCACGTATGTCTATGGCGAAGTCGTGGTGCGCAACGTGCTCCATCTTCTTCATAAAGTCCACACTGTTGTCGCCGATGGCCATAGCGTAGCGGTCTAGCAATCCCATCTCGGCCATGTCCTGCAAGCGCAGCACGACGGATGCGGACAACCGCTTCATAAGCTCAACGTCGGTATCTATGATGTCGAACAGTGAATTGTTGGTGGATTGCTGGGCAGTGTTCACCGTGGCGCTTAGGGCCCTGGCGTCCGGGGTGGAAGCATCCGTGAAGTCGTTCAGCCCGATGAGGTCCTTGAGCTGTTGCACCTCATTCTGGAGCGACTGGAACCAATTGAGAACATCATCAAGCCCTGAGCCTGGAACTACCTCTATCGGCTTCCCGTGTTCGGCATCGCCGAACCTGCCCTTGCGCCTCCACAGCAGGATGTTCTTTTGCTCGAAGAAGTCCACAAGTTCGTTTGGCTTCATCTTGTTGCCGCCCTTTCCGTAGCCAACATCTTCCAGTGCGCCCATTTCTATGTGCAAGCCCTGGCTCTTTGCCTCTGACTTCGCTTTCTGGTATTTCAGCCAAGACATCTGTATCTGGTCGAGCAATGACTGTACCATCTGCCCGATGGACTGTATCTTGTTGCCGGACTTCATCGGGGCAATGATGTGGTAGTTCGGCACCACTTCCGATAGCTGGGCCTTCGCCCGCTTCATATTCGTGGCAAGGCCCCAGTCCCAGATGTGCTCGGTGCCGGGTATCCATTTGGCCCTGCGGATTACTTTTATGCGGTTCCTGACGAACTCGCTGCCATTCTTGCTCATCGGTGCCCTGACCACTGCCTTGTCGCCATACTTGGTCATTCCTACTTCCCAGTTCTGGTGCTCGATGGAGTCCCATTCGAGGTCAACGACAGGAACCTTGTAGTTGCCGCACATCGCCCTGCTGGACGGATATACATTGAGGTTTCCGTATTTTCCGACGAACAGCTCGGCTATCTTCACCAACTGCTGGTCGGTCAATCCTTGGTTCATCTGTGCAAGCTCCGTGATGCTCACCTGCATCACCTCGCCCACGTACCTAGCGTCCGAGAAATCGTTCTTGATACAAGGTGCAGCTATCAGCATCCGTGGGTCGATAGAACGCACCTTCAGCGTCCCGTTGTTGTCGATGTAATCCTTAAATCCTGCAACTCCATAATAGAACAAGTTCTTGCGGACTTCCTTGCGCATGGCATCTATCTTGTTCATGGACAGCACTGCTGTCACGTCCTCTTCCATCTCTATGGATGCGATGTGCTTGTAGGTGTACATGGCCATCATCTCCAGTTCCTCCATGTCGCCGGGCTCGTCGCTGCCCTTGTCCAGCCCCATAGCCTTTATCACCTCCTCTGCGTTCTCGCCCGCCTGCCTCTTTATCTGGTCGCGCATTTCTATGCGGGCCTTCATCTCGGCAAAGAACTTGTTCTTGGCGTCGGTGGCAAGCTGGTCGAGCGGCTGGAAGCCTACCTTGTACCTTGTCTTGTTGAGGATGCCGCTGCATACCCGCCATTGTTTTGGCATGACCGGAAGTATCGACCAATCAAGGTTCATCCAAGTGTCCGTGGCGTTCACATCGACACCCATCAAGGGCTTGTACTGGTCTATCCTTTGACTTCCCTCCATATAGGAGGCGATGGTGTCGTAGATGCCCATACCCCCACTGGCGGATGATACGGTTGTGCCGAGGTACAGGCCGTTGATACCGGAAGCATTGAACTCGTCCCAAGCCGCCTTGATGTAGTCAAGGTGCCATTTTTCGTCCTTGTTCGACGTAATATCGTCGGGGAAACTCATCATACTCTATGCTTTTTGAAAAAATCGTTTATATCTTCCTCTCGCTTGACATCGTCCTCTGCCGAGATTTCGCCAGCGGCCACCAGTGTCCAGATTGCCGACATGGCCCTGTCGTACTTTGTGGAGTCCGAAAGGTCGAACTTGCTCAGGTCGTCCAGCAGTGCCGGGAACATGATTGTATGGCACATCTCGGTCACGTAGTTGTCCATCTTCTCGGCCCCGTGCTGCTTCGACTTCTCACCGGCAAATATCCCAGGGTTCTTTTGCCCGGGAAGCCACGTCAGGAACTCGTCGTAGCCGTTGTCGATGAAATAGTTTATGAGCCCTATCCTGTTTGCCTCGCAAAGTATCGGCATCCCGAAATAGATGCACATTTTCACCATGTCCTGAAAAAACACGTTCGGCTGTGGCCTTGCGCAGTATTCCAGGATGAACTCGTTCTGCATCGACGGGCTCATGGGGTCGTACTTCTTCAGGACGTGAGCTGCCCCGTTGGACGGCTCGAATGACGCCTTATGCTCGAACGGGTCGATACCAGACGCAAATCTATGCTTATTTATTGGCCTTTGCAAGTTCTGCCGGGCATTTTCCATCTCGTTCGTCCTCAATAGGAACCTTCCGTTCGGGATGTCAACAAACTTCACCCTGCTGTTCTTCACGCCGCCCTCCCAAGCAAGGTTGCCACGCCTGTACAAATCCTTCGGCTCCTTCCAAGAAAGATGGGAAATCTGCTCGGAAATCTTTATCACGTCGAATATCGGTGCCACTGCCGACGAGCGGAAGATGTCGTCGTCGTTCCACGGGTTCTTGCGCCGCTCGGAGGCAACGGAAACGTAGTCGCCCTTGGCTGTCAGTTCATCTATGGTCGCCTGCATCCGCTGCTTTGCTTCCTCCCTGAGCGGCATACCGTAGTCGTCCATCATGTAGGACTCGTAGAACGGGAGGCGGAAGCGGTACAGTAATGATTCTGTCTGGCCGTTGGCGTTCCTTTTCAACGGGTCGGACTCCTTGAAGAGCTTTTGGGCATTCCGCAGGCATTCGGAGTTCTTGATGTCCTCCACCGTTGTTATGTACAACAGCTTGCCGACTATCTTTGGGCCATCCTGTATGCAGAACTTCAGCACCCTGTGGCGTTCTTCAAGGTCGGCATCTTCGAGCTTGCCGAACTCGTCAAGGACGCAAACAAAAATTTTTTTACCATCGTATGCTCTTTCACTTGCATCTTTGAAGTTAATGCGTGAATTGAGCGCTCCAACCTTCTTTTTACCCCTTGCCTGTTTGCCTTTTTCGGAGGTAGCAAAGAAACGAAGCTCTGCCTTGGGGGTATCGCCCTGCGTCCGGTCGTACTCTGGCTTGAAGAAGTGAGGGAGCTGTTTGAAGCCCTCCACGACGAACAACTGGAAGAAATCCTTGGCGTCGCTGCCGTTCTTCGACTGTATGCCACCCAATGCCCTTTTGGTGCGAGACAGCGATTCCGTTAGTATGGATGCTGCCCGCCAGCTTTTACCCGCCCGTCTTCTATCAAATCCAAGCAGCCCGCCACACCTTGGGTCTTCCACGCATGAGGCCCAGAAATAGAAGAACTGGAGGTCTGAGTACCAGAACGATGGCGGGCCGATGTCTATCTTCCAGTGGGCGAGGTAGTAGTAGTGGTTGCCGGTGATGTACACGGGCTTCCCATTGTTCATAAACCAGAAGCCGTTTATGCGGCGGAACCATTCTTTTGTGCGGTAAAGCTCAAGCTCTGGGTCGGTGTAGTCGGGATTGGATTCCTGCTTCTCTTCTTCTTCCGCCCGCTTGTCGTCGTACTCGTCCGGTGCTGGCGGGATTTCCCATTTCTGGAACACAGGGTCTTCCGACGATTTGTATATGCCTATTTCCACCATCTCGCCGGAGATGTAGTCAAATACAAATCCAGGAGGCGGTATATGGCATACCACGTCCTGGATTATCATTTTTGTATCGTTCTTGCTCTTTTTATAATACATTCATGTCACTCTTCTTCGTTACTAACATCATCCTCGATGCCAAAATTGTAATCAGCACCCACGAAGTCCCACTCTGCGATTATTTCCGGCGAAACAGGTTTGCGCTCCTTAATCTTGGCCTCTGCCTCTGGGTCAACGCCCGTGAACTCGGCCCAGAGCGACTTGATGCGCTTCTGTATCTTCTCATTGAAGTCCAGCAGCTTCGACTGGTACTCGGATGCCTTCAGTCGGTCGGTGTCCTTGTTGATGGCCGACACTCCTTGGATTATCTGCCTCTGGTTGTTGTAGAACACCTCCTCGTTCTGGACTATCATGTTCCAAGTGTAGTCGTCCTGCCACTTCAGGTAGTCGCTGAGGGCATCCACGAGCATTTCGTCCGACAGTTCGAGGCAAGTGTTCGCTTGGTCTTGTTTGTTGGCCTCGTTCAGGCCTATGAAGGCGAGCACGGCCTTCTTTCGCTCTGGCAGCAATCGGTGCTCCACCACGAACGGAGATTGCTTGTCGTACACGAATATGATGTACTTGGCGAAGGCAAGCCCATTTGGCTTCCTAGTGGTCATCAAGGACACGAGGTTCGGTATCCTGCGCCGGTAGAACTTCACCATTGCTGGCGGGATGGAGTTGAAGTCGTGCCACTTGATGATGTCCACGGTCTTCATGTGCGAGAAACGCTGGTCGTAGAAGCGGTTGTTCGTCTTCCTGCCACCATATTCTTCCACCAAAAGTAGGTTCTTCTTACTCATATTTACCGTGTATTCTTTCGGATTCCATTATATAGTATTCCTTGCCAAGGACGGTGTTCGCATCCGCATTGTCGTTGCCCTCCGAGCCGAAGAACACCTTGTCACCGTCCTTGAAGTTTTGGTTGTCGGCATACCTGATGATTCCCCATTGCTCGGACTTCTTCGTGGTCTTGTATTCTCCAAAGCCGGATTCTTCTTCGATTGGTTCAACGAATGCAAAACCACACACCGGGATTATTTTGTCATCGGTCACTACGGCGAACAGGTCGGTTATCCCGTGCCTAGAGATGCAGTTTATCGCCCAGACATCCGTTTCCCCGTGCTGGATGTGGTTTTCCTCGTCGTGGGTCACGGACCAGCGGAAGAAGACGTCATCGCCTTCCTTGACCTGCTTCACGTCCTCTCCGACAGCAACAACCCTGCCGACCTGAGCGACGTTGTGGGTTGACAGAGCTTCGTGCTGGTAGGCATAGAAGACTGTGCCGCCAGGTGCCGTGAATGTGTCGTTCAGCCGGGATTCTATGGTGACTAGGATTTGGTGCCTTTTTGCCTTCATGCCATTATCGCTTTTGCCCTGTCCGCATAATTGGAGAAGGAGTTGTTGAGGTATTTGGCCGTATTGGCTATTGATGCGTGCCCAAGGTGCTTGTTGGGGAGCGAAAGGTCGTTTCCGCTCTGCGTATACAGCCAATCAGCGCAGGTCTTCCTGAAAGTGTGCATGGTAGGGTTTTGCCCCTTCATGTCAATTCCTGAACCCTTGAATATCAGCCCAACACGGTAATTGGCCCCTTGTACGGTCAGTTGGCCGCCAGTCTTTACCCTTGTATTTTGGAAAAGATAATCTCCAGGCTTCCGGTTCAGTAGCGGGAGGTACACCTTCAGCATGTTCTCGTACCATTCTGGCTTCACCACCTGCCTGTATGGGTCAACCTTTCTGCCGTGCTTGATGCGGCACTTGGTCTTTTCAATGAGGATATGCTCGCCCATTACGTCCTTGACCTTAATTTCAATTATCTCGCCTACCCGTGGGGCGGCAATGAGGGCGGTAGCGGCGAACAACTGGAGCTCTGGCTCAAGAATGTTCATCCTGATGTGGTCCATGACCTGTTTCCAGTCAAGGGGCTGCTTGGTGTAGTTGCCGTGCTTACGCTTCCTTTCCATTGGGTTCTGTTTTTGCCTGGATTTTTTGAAGACCGAACTTTGCAAGAAGCTCGTCTGGCAAGTCCTTGAAGTCAACAATTTCGTGTACGCCGACTGGAGATGCGCTATGCTTGATGACAGCCCTTGGGAAGAAGTACGCCTTGGCTGTCGGCGTATCAATCCTGACGCCGTACTTGGCGATGCCCTGCACGAACTTTATATCCAGTTTGGCGATGATTGACTTTTGTTGTTGTGGTGATTTTGTCATTTTTGGATTTTTTTATAATCTTCCAAGAATTCAGCATTTTCATAAAGCCTTGCCGTGTCCGCTATCCCAAAGAAATCGTAAATAAGTGGTGCAACAGACGTGACCACGCTGCGGCCCATTTCGGCCTTCGAGATTGCAGCCCTTGTCAGTCCGACCTTTCCGGCCATCTCGCTCTGCGTGAAGCCTGATTTTACCCGCAATGCCTTGATGTGCAGGCCGATTGGGTCGAATCGTGACGCCGAACTGTGACCGAATGCCCGGAACAGCTTGTCCCTTTCGCTAGATGGCAAGCTCAAGCTGCCGCACAGGGCGAACAACGTGCTCCGGTTGGGCCGCTGGCTGCCGTTCTCTATTTCGCACACCGTCTGCTTTGACGTGTGCGCTTTTTCGGCCAGCTCCGTCTGTGTCCAGCCCAAGTATGCTCGTCGCGCCCTTAATTTTGCCAACGATGGCCCCAAATACTTCTGTGTCTTCGCCAAAATCTATGCTTTGTTGGTTATTTATTGGAGCCAGTTCTAGCCAATAGGCACCGTCCCGCTCCGAGAACTGGGGCAAAGATACGGAACTTTTGATGAATTCCAATTCAAATCCGTATTTTTTTAAGTAATGCCTCTGCACTGCATTAATCAGCAGTTCGTCTTTGCTGATTTCTTGGAAGAGGTCAACGTCGCAGTAGGTCATTACTGCATGGGTTCTGGGCCTGCCATTGATGTGCTGAAGGACAATGTGGTGGTCGTCAATTCCGAGAACGAAGACCCTGCCGTAGAACCCCTTTCCTCGTTTTGAGAAAAGGGGTTTGTTGTTCTTTTTTAGGATTCGGATTTTCATGGTTCGATTATTTGCCAGCCGGACCATTAAACAAAGCATCTATTTCATGCAACTCTTCAACTTCATCCATAAGCACAGCCAGCCCGTATGCGAAGTTGTACAGCTTAACGAGATGTGATTTCCAAACACTAACCACAATGTCACTATTTGGTGCTCCCTCTACTGTAACCGCCGCTTCTGGCGCTTGTTGCTCTTGTGGGATTTCTCCGTGGTAGACAAAACAACTCTTATCCCATGTTCCAGAAGCGTCAGTAGGGTAAATAGTTCTCCCAAGACCCCTGTCAATCATCGTACCATTAAAGCTATGTGTCGTGAAATCGCCATCAACCCTGATTATCATGGTCGGGTCAGTCGTGCTGTGAACCAACTGTGGCCTTGACCAGTCAATGCCTTGCATTTTTGAATGAAGCCTCCAATACTCTTCCGGCGACATTTCGCTCTCATGCCTCCATGCCGGGCTTGGCGTATCCAGGCTGAGCGGGTCGTCGTTGCCTATCCATTCTTCCCAGTCGGCTGCGACACGCTGGGCGTTTTCGATTGTTGCCCCGCCTTGGATGGCGAGTTCGATGAGTTTGATTCTAAGTTCTGACATCCTGATATTGGTATTCCGAGCTCAAACCGCTTGTGGAGTTCGTCCAATAGCGGGTTGATGGCTCGCATGTTTTTGTAAATGGTTCTGGCGTCTTCTATGGTCATTCTGCTTGAAATTCTTTCAACACAACCTTATTCCCATCAAACTTGAACACCTTGTTCGTGTCGTCAGTGAAAACAAGCTGATTGAGCATGACCGAAAGTGTTCTTGCTGTCGTTGGGTGAAAGACAAAAGTATGGATGTTGTTCGGCAGCCATGCCTCTAAGGTGCTTCCATAAGTCCGGCCAGCGCCTATCCAGTCGGCTATCATCTCAACTTGGCACCATCTGCTCATAACCAACAGCTGCGTCGTACCGTCCCTATTGACGGCAAGCCAATGCTCGGGGTGATGGTCGTTATGGTGCTTGTGGTGATTCCAAGCCTGCTTGAAGTTCATTTTTGCGCTTTCCGAGTTTTTTGACTTGTCTTTGAAATTATACGATGAGTAAGCAATGTGCTCTTCGCATGAGAACTTGGAGAAATCATGGACGATTAACCGCTCCACCATGCGTTTTTGCTCCCACTCGTTAAGGCCAAGCGACTTACAAACCTCAATTCCGGCCTTGAACACCTCGATTTTGTGCGGAATTACCGTTTTCTCGAAATAATCCTTGATTGTAAACCAGAAGCAGTCGTCAGCAAGGTGTTGGTCTTCCACCTCGAATTTCTGGTAAAGAATCTCGGCGAGGCCGGAGGCTGAAAATCCGATAGGGTTGCCGATACCATCAAGGAATCGCTGCATCCATTTTGTATAATCGTTGAAAAAAGTTCTTTTCATTTTATAATTTATTTTGATTGTTGTCGAGATTTTTTACGTCAAATTCCTTGATTCCCTCCATGAAGCTATGGATTTTTGCCAGCACTTCATTCGGGATGACCGAATAACTGCCATCCTCGCTCCAAGCGTTCCCACGCTTTTCTAGGATTTCCTGGAAAAGGGCGTGGTATTCAGTTGTGGGCGGGAGGAGTTTGAGTTTTTGGATGCCGTCCATAGGCAGCAATCCGTCAAAGCTGGGCCCGACAAACCAAGAATGGTCATATC